ACAAGAGAGCCAAGATCGACCGTTTCGACATAGGTCCGGCTGAGCTAGAGTATGCCTTCGAGTTTATTAACAAGAATGCTAGAGAGATCAGGAGTAAGCTTATCTCAATGGGGCTCTAGCCTTGCTACTATAGCAAATTTATGATACAATGCTGTTGTGGAGGGATCTTGTCGTTCGCATCGCTTTCGTGGAAGTCAACAGACTATCTGTGAAATGCGATGGGGTCGATAAGACCCATTAAGGTTGAGGCGGAGGTTGTTTTCCATAACGCCTCCGCTTTTTAAAAATATGAAAAAAGAAGAAAGAATTAAAAGAAATAAGCAGATTGTTATTGAGTATCTTGACGGAAAGAAAAGATCTGAAATAGCTTCTAGGTATAAGCTAAGTAGGGGTAGAGTTAGAGAGATTATTAACAGAGTGTTAAAGGAAGGTTCATTTCCAGAAAATTTTGTTTATCAAGACTTAGTAGATCTAGAAGATATCAGATTATCAAATAAATCCAGAAGAGACATTGTGGATAACTCTGGTGTTAATTATCATTCGTACAGAAAGTACGTGGAATATATAAAAGCTGGTAAAACAGTCAATGACCCTAATTTGGTTAAAGCTATGTTTGCTAAGATAGCTGTTAGTATGGCTAAAACATATGAACAGAATATAAGCCGTATGATGGGTTAAATCAAACTCCTTTTAGCGTTATAAACTAAGAGATACGCAGTTCGATGGGGAATAGGGTCTATCCACTGAAGACCATAACGAGATGTTTCGGGACGTCATATGTGTCCAACAATAGTGGCTAATAATCAGCGACGTAATACCTCGTACCTAACGGTACTCGTAATAAAACTGGAGAAAGATATGGGTAGAGTAGTCTATAAAAAATGTAAACGGTGTGAAAAAGAAAAAGATATAGAGGACTTTAGTTTTAAAACTAGATACATGACAAAAAGTGGCTTAAAAATAACTAGAACTCCATATTGTCGTGAATGTTTACGTTTATTTGGAAAAGAATCTAGAGAAAAATATCCACATTCTTGGATATCAATTAGATATAAAATATCTCAAGAGGAAGCAAAACTATGGTATGAAAAGACTATGGGGTCCTGTGAAATATGTGGAGTAGAGTGGCAAGAAGGTCAGAACAAATTATGTATTGACCATGACCACAACACAGGAAAAATTCGAGGTATTTTATGTAAAGCATGTAATCATGTTCTTGGTCATTCTTATGATAATATAGATATCTTAGAGAGTGCCATCTTCTATCTAAAGAGATCGTGAGGGTAGTACCATCGGAAGAGTTGTTTATGTAAGGGATAAGAAAACCAAGGCAGGCCAACCTGGTTTCTGGCCCGAAAAGAAAAGAATTGAAGTAGCCACAACGTTTAAAACGTGTGGTAGTGTTCCTATAACTGCAGGTATGACAGGTGTTCCAATTGATACAATTAACACTTGGAAGAAGCAACCTTGGTGGAAAGAAATGCTTGATGAGTTGTCTTATGAAGACAATACAAAGCTAGATGCCAAGCTTGAAAAGGTTATGGATAAAGCACTAGATCAAGTCATGGATAGACTTGAGAATGGTGAGTATATGTATGATCCTCGTACTGGTAAGGTTAAACGAATACCTGCTAAGTTACGAGATGTAGGCAAGGTTGTTAACGATACAATTGACAAACGATCCTTGCTGAAACGTAATGGTGGTAGAACAGAATCTGATAAAACAATCACAGCAGATCATCTTATTGAGCTTGCTAAAGCATTCGCTGAGTTCTCCACTGGTAAGAAGGAAACTGAAATACCTAAATCACTCTACGAGGGTGAGTATACTGAGTACGTGGAGGAAGAAAATGGCGAAGGGATGCAAGGGGCGGAAGCCTCCGAAGAAGTAAATGCCGTTCATGACTAATGGAAAAAGAGATTATAAACGCGAACTACAGTGGGAGAAAAAGAAAAAACCCACACGTGTAAAGGATCGTGCAGCTAGGAATTCTGCTAGAAAAAAACTAGGTTTAAAAGTAGGTGATCCACGTGATGCAGGTCATAAGAAGGCTAGGTCTAAGGGTGGTGGTAACGGTTTGGCTAATCTGTTTATTGAAAATGCCAGTGAAAACCAAAGCTTCAGTAGAAATAAAGATGGCTCAATGAAGAGTGAGACCTCTAAGAGGGAACGTAAGAAAAAATAATGGTACGGTTCGTTCAGTGGTAAGATGTCTGACTGTGAATCAGAAGACTAGGGTTCGATTCCCAACTGTACCCCAAGGAAAAACATGATAGAGTTAACTAAAGATTTGATTAAGGGCTTCGTAGGTAGTTGTCTGGTATCTGGATTTGATGGTAGTAAGGCTATTCCCCCACTTCATGAAGAAATGTGGGATTTATGCTGTTCTAAACACAAATATATTGCCATAGCTGCCCCACGTAGACATGCAAAATCAACTGCTGTCACCTTATCTTATACTTTAGCCTCTGTACTATTCAGACAAAGTAAATTTGTCGTTATTGTTTCCGATAGTGAGTATCAAGCAGGGATGTTCTTAGGTCAAATCAAGACAGCCCTAACTGAAAACAAAACTCTCATTGATTTATTCCACATTAAGCGGAATGAAAAAGGAGAAGTAGTCTTTGTTAAAGAAACAGAGACTGATATTATTGTTGAAACAGAAGATGGTCATAAGTTTCGTATTATTGCTAAAGGCTCTGAGCAGAAGCTTCGTGGTTTACTATGGAATGGTCAACGTCCTGACTTAATGGTTCTAGATGATATGGAATCAGATGAGCAGGTAATGAATAAAGAACGTAGACTTAAGTTTAGAAAGTGGTTCTATGGTGCTTTAGTACCAGCTCTTTCTGAACATGGTAAGATTAGGTATGTAGGTACTATTCTACATCAAGACTCCATGCTAGAAAACCTAATGCCTAAAGAGTTTGGACCTTACACAGTAAGAGAAGAACTTAAAACCTATGCTACCAAGTATCTAGGTTTATGGCGTAGCGTTAAATATAAAGCACATAACTCTGACTTCTCAGAGATACTATGGGCTGACATGTGGTCTAAAGATACACTAATGAGTATGAGAGAGGATTATCTAGCTAGAGGTCTTCCAGAACAATACTCACAAGAGTTTCTTAATATACCTATTGATGAGTCTACTGCTTATTTTAAACGACATGACTTTATAGCAGAACACCAGGATGATAAAAAGAAAACATTAAACTACTACATCTCTGGTGACTTTGCTATCTCGGAAAGAGATAGAGCTGACTATACCGTATTCGTTATTGGTGGTATGGATGATGCTGGTTATCTCCACATCAAGAATGTTATTCGAGATAGAATGGATGGTGAGGAGATTGTCCGTACTATGATTGGATTACAAAAGGTATATCAACCTATTGCTTTTGGTATAGAAGAAACACAAATTACCAAAGCTATTGGACCATACTTAAACAGAGCTATGGTTGAATCTGGTGTATACCTTAATCTAATTAAGATGAATCCACATAAGACTGATAAGCAGTCTAGAGCGCAATCTATACGTGCTCGTATGCGTGCTGGTGGTGTTAAGTTTGATAAGACGGCTGACTGGTATAATACTTTCGAGGATGAGTTACTCTCTTTCCCACGAAGTAGACATGATGACCAAGTGGATGCTCTCTCTTATTTAGGACTTATCTTAGATAAAATTATAGAAGCTCCTACGCAACAAGAGCAGGAAGATGATGAATACCAACGCGAGTTAGAGGAATCTGGCTCTTTGTTTACCGGGAGAGACTCGACTACGGGTTATTAGAATGAAACTAGAAAAAATTATTGACAACATCAATGTAGCAGAAGACTTAGATAAGGAAACTCTACAAGATATAGGTAACAAGGTAGTTATCGGCTATGAAGCTGATTTACTATCTAGGGTAGCTTGGGAAAAGGACTTAGAGAAATGGACCAAGCTAGCATTACAAATTGTAGAAGAAAAGACATTCCCTTGGCGGAATGCTGCTAACGTAAAGTTTCCACTACTATCTACTGCTTGTATGCAGTTTAATGCTAGAGCTTATCCAACACTAATTCCATCTGATGGTAGTGTTGTTAAGTGTCGTATCATAGGTAGTGATGCTACTGGTGAGAAAGCACAGAGAGCTTGGCGTGTGGGTAAGTATATGTCTTGGCAGATTCTAGAAGAGATGGATGATTGGGAAGAGCATATGGATAAGTTACTTCTAATTCTTCCTATTACTGGTACTGCCTTTAAGAAGATTTACTTTGACCCACAAACACAGAAGAACTGTTCTAAACTCATCTTTCCAACAGACCTAGTTGTTAACTACTGGGCTAAAACACTAGAAGACAGTGAACGTATTACTGAAAGATTCTTTCTTTCTAAGCGTAAAATTATTGAGCGTCAACGTAGTGGTTTGTATCGTGATGTAGATTTAGGTGATGCTATTAGCTATGAAGTTAATAAGTCACGTGATGTTACACAACCAACCAATGATGATACTACTCAACATCTTCTACTAGAACAGCATCGCTTTCTAGACTTAGATAAAGATGGATATGAAGAGCCTTATGTTGTTACTGTAGATAAGTATACAAAAGAAGTACTACGAATTGTTCCTAGATTTACTAGAGAATCCATCAACGTAGACGAAAAGAATAAAGTTGTATTTATTATACCGGATCATTATTATGAAAAATTCTCATTTGTACCTAACCCTGATGGTGGCTTCTATGATATCGGGTTTGGTCGTTTACTTGGCTCCATCAATAGTTCAGTTGATACTTCCATTAATCAACTCCTGGATGCTGGAACACTAAGTAATTTACAATCAGGTTTTATTGGTAAAGGTCTTAAAATTAAGATGGGTGAAAGCTCATTTGCTCCTGGTGAGTGGAAGGCGGTTAATGCTACTGGTGATGACATCAAGAAGCAAATATTCCCACTACCAACTAAAGAGCCTAGTCCAGTACTAATGAATCTACTTACCTTCTTGGTACAGTCTGGTAAAGAGTTAGCCTCAGTAGCAGAGATTATGACTGGTAAAATGCCAGGTCAGAATACCCCAGCTACCACTACAATGGCTACTATTGAACAGGGTATGAAGGTATTTACTGCAGTATACAAACGTGTTTATAGATCACTAACTAAGGAGTTTAGAAAACTTTACAAGTTAAATAAACAATATACTAATCCAGAAACATATGTAGCCATCTTAGATGAGAAGGTTACTCAAAGTGATTTCCAAGGACAGGAAAATGATATTGTCCCTGCTGCTGATCCACAAGCTACGGCTGGTCAAGAGAAGCAGATGAAGGCTCAGTTCATGATGCAACTTCTATCACTAGGTACACTCAATCCTATCCAAGTTACTGCTTATATCTTAGATGCTTATGAGATTCCTAATAAGGAACAGTTTATGATTCAACAACCCCAAGGTGATCCTGCTGCTGCTCAAGCTCAACAAGAGTCTGAGATGAAGAGTAAGGAAATGGAAATGAAGATGCAGCTCGCGCAGACGCAAGCGCAACACAAAATCCAGGTTGAAGAACTTAAAGCTAAGATTGGTATTGCTGAAGCAGAACAAAAGATGGCTTTAGAAGCACAATCTAGAGAACTTGATATGAAGTATAAGCAGATGGAAGCCATCTTAAAAGCTAGAATAGCACAAGAGCAACACTCTGCTAGTCTAAGTCAGCAATATGACCAACATGCATTAGGTATGGCTACAAAAGCTAGAGAGCACACACAGAAGATGCAACAAAAACCTAAAGAGAGTAATAAGTAATGAACTTTGGACAAGCAGTAGAAGCCTTAAAAGAAGGTAAACATGTTACTAGAGTTGGTTGGAATGGAAAGGGAATGTATCTATTAAAAGGTACAATAGACTTTCATATGTATCCGGATGAAGTAGAGATGTTTACAGTAGCTCCATATATTATAATGAAAACTGCACAAAATACTTTAGTTTATGGATGGCTTGCTTCACAAACAGATATTTTTGCAGAAGACTGGGAGATAGTTTCTTGATAACCAAAGACGAATTCGTAGGATGGAAAAATAACGAGGTAACAGAGGCATTTCTAGATGCTTGTATGACAAGACTAGAGGATGCTAAAGATATTTTAATTAACCAAGCGGGCCTTGATAGCGATCAGGATAATTTCTATAGAGGATTTATCCACGCATATAGAGAGATGTTAACATTTACAGTTGAGGATATAGAGTGATAGTTCCATCTGAAAAGAGGAAAATTATGGTTATAGTACCATTTTTGCACAGAGTCTTAGTAAGACCTACTCCAGTAGAGTTAAAGTCAGCAGGTGGTATTATTCTTTCTTTAAATGAAAAGAGAGAACAAGCAGCCGCTGAAGAAGGTACTGTTATTGCTTTAGGAGATACCTTTGGTATTGACTATAAGACAGAGGTACTACCTAACGTAGGTGATAGAGTTTACTTTGCTAGATATGCAGGTAAATGGATTAAAGAAAACGATGAAGACTTAGTTCTTCTAAACGATGAAGACATTTTAGCAATAATTAAGGAATAACATGGGTCAAGAAACTGAAGTAGTTGTACAGACAGTTGAAACTACTGCTAGAGAGCAGGGTTGGAAACCTCTGGAAGAATTTGATGGTGATAAAAGTAAATGGGTATCCGCAGAAACATTCGTAGCTAAGGGTGAGTTAATCTCTAAGATTGAGTCTCTTGGTAAGAAGTTAAAGGATGCGGATAAAGCTATTAAGATGCTAACTGAGCATCACCAAAAGGTTAAAGAGTCTGAGTTCCAACGTGCCGTTCAATATTTGAAGACACAAAAGAAACAGGCTTATGAGGCCGGTGACGTAGATAAGATCATTGAGATTGATGAGAAGATTGCCGAAGTAAAAGAAACGCAGAAAGCTCAGGTAGCTAATGAGGCTAAAGTAGAACCAGTGGTTCATCCATCCTTCCAGAAATGGCAAGATGAGAACAAGTGGTATACAACTGACACTGAGATGAGAGCTGATGCTGATGCTTTTGGTAATGCTTATGCTGCAAACAATCCAGATAAAACTCCAGAAGAGGTACTAGATTACGTAAGTAAGAAAGTAAAACGTCTGTATAAAGATAAGTTTGAGAATCCAAATAGAAGTAAGGCTTCCGCCGTAGAGGGTGGTGGTAATAGACAGGAGACTTCCAATGAGTCTTTTGCCCTCTCAGAAGATGAGAAGCGAGTTATGAATACCTTTATTAGAACTGGTATTATGACTAAAGAAGATTACATTAAAGAACTAAAAAAAGTAAAAGGAATTGATTAATGGCTAATGTCAAAAGACCCAATAGAACTCCTCTCGGTACAAGAAACCGTCTAAATGTTAAAGGTAAGGAAGCCGGATTCCATTACCGTATTGTTAATGACAATGAAGGACGTATACAAGACTTCATTGATGCAGGATATGAAATTGTGACAGATACTGGTGTATCTGTTGGAGATAAAAGAATTGCAAACCCAACTCAGGAAGGTAGTCCTGTAAAGGTTCATGTAGGTGCTGGACAACAAGGTTATCTAATGCGTATCAAAGATGAATGGTACAAAGAAGACCAAGATGCTAAACAAGCACAGATTAATGAACTTGAGGATGGTATGAAAGCCAAGGCTAAAGAGGAATCTTTCTATGGAAACATTACTATAACTAAATGAGGTGGAATTTTTGGAGGATTTAAAATATGGCTAATTATGCCGCTGGCTTTCGTCCAGTAAAAAGTATTACTGGACCTTATTCTGGTCAGGCTAATATTTATGTTGTTCCTGGTGGTGAAACTGTTTCTGTAGCTGTAGGTGATTTAGTTAAACCAGCTGACTCTGCTGCTGTTGGTGGTTATTCTGCTGTTGAGGCAGTAGCAGGTGTTGCTGATCCTATTCTAGGTGCTGTTGTTGGTATCTGTATGACTGTACCTGATGGTTCTATGACCAATGGTGCTAGTCCAGTACTAGATACTCCTGTATTTATTGATGGTGCTGTTACTGGTGCTCGTTATGTTTATGTTGCTGATGATCCTCAACTGATCTTCCAGACACAGGCATCTAGTACTTATACTGCCGATCAGGTTGGTCTAAATGCACAAGTTACTTTTACAGGACCAAATACATCTACAGGTGCTTCTCAAATGAAGATGGATACCACAACCCTAGCTGTAACAAATACCCACGGCCTACGTCTTGTTGGTGTTGTTCAGTCACCAGATAATACCCTAGGTGCTGCTGGCTCTGCTGTTCTAGTTAAGATTAATAGACATGTATTTGCTAACCAGATTGCTGGTGTATAACAATAACTAAAGGAGAATAAATTATGGCTGTTATGACTACTTCTAGTTTTGCCAAGGCCCTTAATTAAAATTGCCAGGGGGCACTGAGGAGAAATCCTCTTTATAAAATCCATCGAATTGCGGGGACATCCAGAACGGACAATCCGCAGCTAAGCCGGGAGGCACATGATTATTTACAGAGTTGTTAATAAGATTAATGGAAAATCGTATATAGGTGTGACTACATTATCTTTAGCAGAGAGAAAACACAAACACTGGTTAAACTCTCGCAATATAGATAAAAATAAAAAACAGGCTTTGTACTTAGCTATATCTAAGTATGGTTGGGATAATTTTGATTGGCAAGAACTATGTTCTGCCCTAACTAAAGAAGACTTAATAGAGCTAGAAAAACAATTCATTCAGGAGTTTGATTCCTACAACAATGGGTATAATAATACTATTGGTGGTGAAGGAGTTAATAATCCACGTAAACTTGAAAAATATATTATTAGGTTTCCTGATAACAAGGTTTATGTGGTAGAGGGGTATAAAAAGTTTTGTAGAGAGTTTAAGTTAAATGAAGGAAATTTATGGAATACATTCCAACCTTATAAAAGAACTTATACTATAAAAGGAAAACATTATACTTACTGGATGAAAGGTAAATCTTGTAAAGGTTATGTGTTACTCGGAAAGTTCAACGACTATCTGGGAACAGAGTACCTCCATGTGGAGGGAAGCGGTGGACTCCAAACAGAGATAAATGCCTGTATGGATGATGATATAGTCTACTCTAATGAGGAATCATTAGCAGAGGGAAATTTACCAAGTCCCTCGGATGAAGATTAACACTCTTTATTGAATAAGCACCGGCTGGCCTGGTGTAAACGCTTGGTATGGTAAAGAATACGGTGACTATGCAACCGAATGGGATAAGCTGTTTGAAAAGAACACTTCTACCCGTGCATATGAAGAGGATGTTGGTCTAAGTTCTTTTGGTCTGGCGCAAGTTAAGGCTGAAGGTGCTCCAATTGCATTCGATAATGAGAGACAAGGCTTCACTTCTAGATACAACCATCTAGTATATGCCCTAGGTTTTATTATCACTAGAGAGATGTTTGAAGATGACCAGTATGATGTTGTTGGTCAGAAGAAGGCTCAGGCGCTAGCTCGTTCTATGCGTCAAACTAAGGAAATCGTTGGCGCAAATGTGTATAATCGTGCTTTCAGTACTTCTTATGTTGGTGGTGACGGTAGCTCACTAATTGCTGGTGATGGTGGTGGTTCTGCATCTCATGCTACTGTAAGTGGTGGTACTTTTAAAAACTGTACTTCTGTAGCTGCCGACCTTTCTGAAGCTGTTCTTGAACAAGCTTCTATTGATATTGCTGCTATGCGTGATGATAGGGGTCTGCTAATTGCTGCTAAACCTCGTAAGCTTGTTATTCCTGCTGCACTACAGTTTGAAGCTAAGAGAATTCTTGGTACTGATGGTAGAGTAGGTACTGATCTGAACGATCTAAATGCCATTAAGACTATGGGTATTATCCCTGAGGTTGCTGTTAACCACTATCTAACTGATAACAATGCTTGGTTCATCCTAACTGATGTTAAGAATGGTCTGAAGTATTTCGAGCGTCGTGGTGATAACTTCGATATGGATAATGATTGGGACACTGAGAATGCTAAGTATAAGGCTACTGCCCGGTACTCATTCGGTTGGACTGATCCTCGTGCTATCTACGGTTCTCCAGGAGCTTAATCTATGAATGTACTAACACCACCCGCAGTCAGTACCCTAACTAAAATGGGTACTATTGCAAGAACTGATAGTGGAACCGTTAAGTTTGGTTTACCAAAAGGTGCTATTATCTGTGGTGTTTATGTTATTCAAACTGTGGCCGCAACTACTGCGGTCGCTACTGTAGACATAGGCATTACAGGATCAGCCGCTGCACTAGCTAATGACTTTACAATGGGTACTACTTCTGTAGGTTATGCTGTTGTTGGTGCTGCTGCCGGTGCATCTGTTGGAGCTAAACTTACTTCTGATGTAGATGTAACTGTTACCTATGCTGTTGGTTCTTCAACAGCAGGTGGTACTGGTTTCTTTAAAGTGGAGTATTACATTCCACAACCAGGTTCTGCACTTTAAGTTGAACTAACCCAAAAGGGGGAGAGATTAAAAACCTCTTCCTCTTTTTTTTTATTAAAAATATTGTTGTCGCGTATAACGCCGGTAGATGTTTTAAAAGTCTACCTAACTGAGGAGAATGCCTAATGGCTATGAATACAAATAGTGTTATGGGAGGGAGCTTTGCTAAAGGTTCTTTTTCAGGCACAGCATCTTATGAAGTAAAAATGAAATTTGCACCACTACCAGCTACTATTTGGGTAAGACCTTCTGCTGGTACTGTAACAGTTAGTTATAGTGTTGATGATGGTGCTAACTATACTGCTATTACAGCCTTAACAGCTAAAGCAGCTTATGATGATACACAACTTGTTGGCCCAGTAACTAATATTAAATTTGTTGGTGATGGGGTAACTGCTGCCGGTACTTGGGGGATTTGTTAATGAGTAATAGTATGGTAGGAGCATACCCAAGATATGCCACTGACGCCAACGGCAATGTTGTTGGTCTGATTGGGCCGGATGGCAAATTGATGGGCGCAACACCTGTCGCTGCAGCCAGCGCAACCGTAATGGCAGAAACTCCAAGCGCCACCACCACAGCCGCTCCTCCGGTTGCCGCAGTGGTGCCTCCGGTTGCGAATGCTCCTGAAGCTGCGCAAGCCACGGCCAATGTGGATATGCCGCAAACCGACAGTGCAAAGGTAGCTGAATCAGCGGCTGAATTGGCTGCGACTGAAGCAGCACTATTGCCGCTGGAGATTTAACCCCACAAGCCCGCCTCGGCGGGTTTTTAACGCCCATACTTTTATTAATTATTAAATATGAATTATTATAAAGAAAAAGACTGGAATATAATATGTGATAGTTGTGGTAAGAAGATGAAAGCATCCCATTCAAAACATCGGTGGGATGCTTTTATAGTCTGTAACCAATGTTGGGAACCACGACATTCACATGACTTTGTTAAAGTCAAATATGACAAACAAGAAGTTCCGTTCTCTAGAAGACCACAAGAACTATTTATAGAAGTACCTTATATATTACCACTTAGCTGTACTCCTCTGACTAAAGCCCCTTTAGCAGATCAAGGAACCGCTGAATGTGCAACTGTTATTTATACACAAGGAACATAACATGGCGGATACTACTTTCGCACCAGGAACAGTAATAAAGGCCGATTGGCTACAAGATGTAAATGATGTTGTATACGGTGGGGGTATTTCCTCAGATGCTGTTACTGGTCCAACTAGCTCTAATGATAATGAATTAGTTTTATTCGATGGAACTACTGGTAAGATTCTTAAAGAAGGTGGAATTCTTATTGATGATATGGTTACTGTAAATGGAACACAGGTCATTGCTAATAAAACTTTTAACTCTTCTTGTGTTTGGGATAGTGTTATACAAGAAATTAACGGTGGTACAGGCATAAATGCGTATACTACTGGTGATATTATATACTCTCCCTCAACTAATAATCTTACTACTCTACCAGTTGGTTCAGAAGGAGAAGTACTAACGGTAACTTCTGGTTTACCAAGTTGGGAAACACCAGGAGTTGGTGGTAGTGATTTAGAGACTGGTTCTGTTGTTGGTGATATTCTTTATTCTGATGCTACTAATAGTCTAGCTAAATTAGCTATTGGTACTTCTGGTGAAACTCTAACTGTTTCTGCAGGTGGTATTCCTGAGTGGAATA